GGAAGACCACAGCCATCATTGCTGAAGTAGTCAAAGAGCTATTTACGGAAACCCCTGACATATCTGGAATCCGAAAGCCCCCATTGGTATACGTAATCGCCCCTAACTACGAATTAGCTATGAAAATTTGGGAACCCATCTGGGAATTGTTTGTATCAGAGCGTGGTGGGCTTGAATATCTAAAAGCTAGCCATGATAAACAGAGAAAACTAATAGTTTTAAAGAATGGGGCACGTGTACAGGCCAAAACAGCCGACGATCCGAAGTCATTGCAGGGCGATAGGGTCACTGCAGCCTTCGTCGATGAAGCTCATGACATTTCTGAAGAAGCATGGGCCAACTTTATGCCAGCATTGACAGACTCTAAGGGAGTACTGCGTGCAATCGGCATCCCTCGGGGTAAAGGACGCTTCCGTTCTTACTTCCACAGGGGCGAAGAAGTGGATAACGACAGGTTCTACTCATTCGCTGTCCCTTCATGGGAAAACCCAGCCATTGACCCCAACGAAATAGAGGCAATGCGCGACGAACTAACAGAAAACGAGTACCGTCAGCACTATTTAGCTGAATGGGCCGAGGATGATGGGCAAGTCTTTAAGTCTTATGAGGATTTGTTTGTGTCTGAGACCCCAGACTTCCCTGAAGGACGCTATCTAATGGGATTAGACATAGGAAAGCTACATGATTACACCGTGGCGTACGTAGTAGACATAAATACAGGCAACTTTGTAGATATGGACCGCTTTAGTGGCGTTGATTACACTACTCTTGGTCCCAGAATAGCAGGACTGTACAGTAAATACCGCTGCCAGACAATACACATGGACGCTTCTGGAGTAGGGGAGCCTGTCATGGATATGCTGCGCCAAGAGAACTGTTCGGTCACCCCATTTAAGTTTACTAATCAATCAAAGTCAAAGATTATAGCAGGCATGGCCTCCGAGATTGAGCATAAGCGTGTACAATTCTTAAAGAATGACACTCAACTGTACAAAGAGCTGGGGTTATATGAAGGCAAGGTTATTAGTGGTGGAGCAATTAAGTATTCTGCGCCTGCAGGGTACTTCGATGACTGTGTAATCGCTGCTGCCTTAGCAATAGACAAGCTAAAGAAGCGCAGAAATACATCACGTGGCGCAATGCAAAGTGATTATGTGTCATTCGCAGGAAGTAGGAAAAAATGGTAATGGGTGATACGTACATCAATACACAAGACACAGATTACCAGAGATTTTTAACTCTAAAGAACCAAGTATTCCAAAATTACTTCCATGCAGTTGAACTAGATAACCAATACTACAACTTAGATTACCCCAATGTCGGGCAAATCATACCTACTGAGTGGGGTTCTAGGGGAATCAGACCGACCGTTCCTCCGACTGCACGTAATGCCGTTGACAATCTCGCTGACCATATACTAACAACACCACGTGTGTTCGCTCCTCCACGTCCTACCCAAGATGACATCCAGATGGAGCAAGACTTAGCCGAACGTAAGCGCCAGTTCACTCATGCATTCTGGCATCAAGTAGCTGTACAACAAGGCGATCCACTAGCGCGAGCCAAAAAGCAGGGCATTAAAGATGGACGCATTATACTTAAAAAGACTTTACGGTGGGACTCTATCCCCGACGAACCGTCCTCCACCGCAACTCGCAAGGAGAAGAGTGCCTACCGTAAAGCTATGAAGTCTGTAGGCCAGTCGCAATTTATGTGGAACGTCAAGAACTGCCCGACAGAAACCATTCTAGAGGACCCTGCTGACTGCTATGACCCTAAGTATGTCTATGAATTTTATAAGATATATGTGCATGAAGCACGCAGGATGTATCCCGAGTTAGAAGATGTATTAACTGATTATAAAGACACTGACAAAGTGGACTACGTAGAAATGTGGACTAAACCACATGGAAGTTCCCAAGGTGAATATGTCATCTGGTGTCATGGCGAGCGAATACATGACGATGTTAACCCGTATCACTGGGAGTCATTGAACTCGTCAGACGAGAATCCGAAGTACGACGGGTACGTGCCGTACGCTATTCGTGATTGCGGATGGGGTCAGATAACTGCGGACACTAAACCAGAAGAGAAGTATGTAGGCGTACTACGTCACGTACATTCAATGCTTGAGGCTGAGGCGCGGCAACTCACAGCGGTTGATATCCAAATGCGCTTCTCAACCTTTGCTCCTATTGTGACACGCAATATCTCCGAAGATACAGATCAACCTATTGAGATAGGGCCCGGAAAACGCATAAATCTTATGGATGATCAGGAAATTGAATTCCGTGCGCTACCTGAACTACCTATCAGTTCGTTCCAGCTAATTAACAAAGTCCATGACTATACTAACGAACTATCAAAAGCAAACATTCTGTCAGGCTCCGCTCAACGTGGTGTTGATACAGCGACTGAAGCTGACATGAATGTGCGTAACGCAGCAGCCAAGCTACAAGGTCCTATTAATGCCATGCGTTCAGCAATTATGGTTATCAATCGTTGGATACTCCAAGACATAGAGAAGATAATTGAGGCTCCTGTAACTATCTATGGTGGAATGAAAGGAGCGCCCAGCTCCATTGTGATTGAACCAAAAGAGATAGCAGGGTTTTATGAGACCTATGTAGAGCTATACACCAGCGACCAATCAGCACTTGATGCAAGGAATGCTCGCCTATGGGCTGACTTGTATGCGGTATACCAAGGAGTTTTGTCTCCTCAGACAGCAATGGAACGTGGTGGAATAGAGAACCCTCAAGAAGAAATGATGAAGGCTTCTGTGGCTAGGTTGTTTATGTCAGAACCCGCAGAACAAGTAAGAACTATGATGATGCTTAATGGTTTGCAGTCTTCAGCAGAAGATGTACTTACTGCATATAGAAACGGAATGATGCAAGAAGGAGCGCAAGGCCCACCCCAAGGTCCACCCCAAGGACCGCCTCAAGGGCCTATGATGCAACAAGGGCAGAATCAAGCTACTCGCCCGACAATGGAGCAAATGATGAATCAATCACAACCAATAGTTGACGAGGCGCAACTCAACCTACAAGCACAGCAGCCGCAATCGATGTTTCAATAATGGCTGGTGAACTATCAAATCAGATGCTAAGTGCGGCAGCTCAGGCAATAGCACTCAATGCACGTGCATTGCATTATGTGGCTGATGCGTTTGCAACGGAAGAGGAGCGAGATTTTCAATCTGTACCACTCCAAGATATGTGGAATACATTTAATGCCCATGGACATGGTGATGATTTAAGATATTGTAATGATCCGTTTTGCACCCAAGCGCGACAGACAATTAGGAATATGGTGGGTCAAGAAATGCAGAAGCAAGAACAAGAATTCTTCGGTGCTCAAGGTGGAGGTGTCTAATGGTTGACCCAGTTTTCAATCGCGAAAAAGCTGAGGCTGCCCTCGGTCAATGGTGGAATACATATGGAATTAACCAAAACCTCGGAGACGATACTGCATACAAGAATTCCGACGGTTATGTTGAAAAACTAATAAGCTCATCCGACCCTGAACGCAGCGGATGGTTTGATGAGTCAAATAGTTTGATTGGACGAATTGAAAAACTACTGAGTCGAGGCGCATCTGTATCTGACGTAGTTTCAATCATGGGAAACATTTCAGCTGAAAACGATTGGTCTAGTCGTGTCTGGGGTGACCAACCCTCGGGGACAGCTCAGAGAATGGATTCTTGGCTTAGTAACGCTTCTATAAAAGCGCAAACCGAAGCTATGAATCTTACATTAACTGACAAAGGGTATGACGATAAACAATTACTAAAAAAGTATGAGCAGTTTATTGGACGAGTGCTTCCTAAAACAACAGCAGGCTTAACTCTTCAAGGAATAGATCCCGCAACCGCAACTCGAATTAGAAACGCAATCAACCAATTTGGATTAGAGGAAGCAAAAGCTTCGATTGCTATATCTTTTGCTGAGGGCATAAATGCTTCAGGCAAGGCTATTGATTTTTCTAACGAAGATACAATTCTAAAATCGTTATCTAATTACGGACATAACTGGGGCGATAAATCTACAACCACAAATCCTGCTGCACGAGATCTAGCTATTACTTCGCTTCTGTTATCAAAAGGACCGACTAACCCTACTGGATACACATCGTGGCTTAACCAAACATTTAAAGATACAGCTTCAGTAAATGAATATTTAAGTAATCCTTCTCAGTACCAAGGGACAACATCTACCTCAAATGATACTGGCTGGCAAAGTAAGTTCAGTCAAAACATTATTGACAATGTTGAGTCAGGGCGATGGGGCTTCGATGCGTTTGCCGATAAAGGCAGTAAT